TATTTTATCTAATTCATGTACCATTAATCATCCTCTGTAAATAAAAAGACCGGGGTATTCTCCCCAACATAAGCACCCATTGTTCTGTCGTAGCCCCAATATATTTCATCTAATCTTAATCTATAAATTGCCATCACTTATCCTCCTATATTTGTACTTAATGCTTTCTATTATTTTTGTTAAGTTATTGTTTTGTGTCATTAAAAGACTATGTTTTCGCTTATAATAAAATATGCTTTTGCCTATAATTAATTATTAGTTTGTTCTTCATTTCTTTTCCTTTGTTAGCTTCGCGGTATGCTTTATCGGGAGCCGCAATCCCTTTTTATTTTACATGCGTCAAGTATATATTTGTGTTTAAAGTCTTCTGGTAAATTTGTGTATTCTTTGAGAAGGCATCGTGTTTCTTTTGGTCCTTTGGGCATGTGGTTCTCTACGTATTCATGGGCTTCAACGCACGAATTAAACGTGCCAACGTAATGTTCTTTAAGGCAACAACTATTATTACCCACCTCATTACCTAAAGCTACCATCAATACAAACTCGGCCATCACACTGACACCTCTTTACCACATGATTCACATAGTACCGAATTATTATGCTGTTGTTTAAAGCTACACCATCGGCATCTTAATGTTGCAAGAGACCTATTATGTTCTTCTTTTACCATCTCATCTTCCCACGCTATCTTTTGTTCAAAGATTTTTTGATCGCTCATATAAAGTTACCTGATATTGAAATACGCACTCCGTGACTTAAATTTTTAGTTACCGTGTGATCTAGATAGCTAGGAAATAACACCAGCATGCCTTCTTTAGGTTTTACAATAGCAGGGTCTACTAAATCATGTATATGAAAAACTAAATCACCGGCTCTTTCAGGAACTTTTACGTAGTATACCCATGATATAGCATCGGTTCGACCCATCGCGTTGTGATTGTGCCTTTGCGTAGACTCTAGTGGTAGATGAACGTGCGACCAATACCCTTCTATTTTAAAACCCTTAGGCTTAGCTATGTCCTCTTCTATTATCCGCAATAACTTAAGTGCTTCACTTCCTTCCTCAGTTGGTAAATCAAAATCTTCAAAATTAGTGTGGTAAACAGAAGTCTCTATTTTTACAGGGTTAGCCATCACTTCTTTAGCTAACTTATCATTGTCAATGTGTGACTCTAACGAAGTAAAGTAGCTTTTTAAAACAAATAAATCTTGTTCAAAGTAAAGGTATTTTTCATCGCTTGCCGGTTCTTTTTTAGCTTCGCTCATGTGAATAGAATGTAACCAATAGTTAGTATAATTAAATATGTAGTCATAAGTTTTCTCCCTGCAAAATGTTTTTTAATGTATTTAATAATTCTCATTCTTCATCCCTCTAAATATATGCTTAATTATAGCTACTGTCCACCCATTGCCTATCATTTTGTATCGCTGTGAATTATATACCCCCTCAGTATAATTATCGGGAGCAGTTTGTAATCGTTCGCATTCTGTTGGTGATAGCTTACGATAGTATTTATTATCTATAGTCACAACATTATCTTTTTGTACAGTAGTCAATGTGTTTGTCTTACCATCATCACGAACTTCTAACATCTGTGTATATTCTTTTGAGCCTTCAGTTATTTGACGACCCCTTATCGCTGCACATAATATCTTAGGTTCTCTGTGTCCTCCTTGCATGGTAGTTAGTGTTGGAGCCTTACCATCAGGGTGATACACGCGTTTGATTGATTCATTACCATTTATTTCTGCATTGCCTACATGACATAGCCCATCTCTGCTGAAGATAGGTTGGTCTTTGTGTTTATCAAAGTATGACTCAAGGCTTCCTCCTTTACGCGACATATCAGGTGCCTCCTCAAGGATGTCATTAATGACTATCCCTTTGTCTATAGGCTGAGTAACATTGGGTATGTTAGTCCAGTAGAACCGAACCCTGTTCTGTGCCGATAGTAGTGAACTATTTATCATGATAGGTTCTACACCAAGGTACTCTGTTATGATGTCTTGAAATTCTTTTTTCATTCGTACGTTCTCTAATAGAAAATACTTAGGCTTCGTTTCTTTAAGTAGCCTAACAAATTCAAAGAACAAAGCTGAACGAGGGTCATTGAAGTTTAATTGTTTCCCCGCAAAACTAAACCCTTGGCATGGGCTACCCCCTATTAACAAATCTATCTTATCTAATTGAGTGCCATCTACTTTAGTGACATCGCCAACGGGTATAGTATTAGGGTAATTTTTCTTTGCAATCTCTATAGCATACTTATCTATCTCGGAGGCATAATATTTATCTACCTCTATTCCCGATTGATCTAAAGCAATCTGTCCACAGGACATCCCATCAAACAGACTGAGTACATTTATTTTAGTAATCTCCACTATTAGCCCACCATTAATTTTTTTATGTACTTCACTCTATTTATATATTGGCATAGTAATTCTAGGCTGTGTGTGTATCGGTCAACGGCCATATGCCCCCCTTCTTGTCTAAGTAGTTTAGCTAACTTATCTATATTTACTTTTGCATCTTCTTGGAATTCGTGAGCTCTAGCTTCTGAGGGTAGACACTCTAGCCTCATGTACTCCTCGTCTAGTTCCATTAACAGTCGCATCTCTTGCTCCTCAGCTATTCCTTTGAGCGCCGACCTCAAGAGCTTAGGGGTCATGCCTTCGTTTTGTACGAAGTACTTTTTTTTATTTGTTGGTTCAGTAGGTTCAAACCTCATTCTTGTAGCTTCTTTTAATTCTTGTGCGTCGTAGGCATTCCAATACTGACCCTCTTCTTCTGCACGTTTTTGTTTATAATACTCGACAGACTTTAGTAATAGTATAGTTTCCTCTTTTTCATTCTCGAGTCGTTCCTCTCGGAGACGTTCTTCTGTCCCTCTTTCTTCCTCGGTCTGTAGGCGTTGGTGTAGTCGGTATGAACCATCACCATCTATATAATTATTTTGATCTATTACTCCGAGCAACTCTTCTTTTGAAGGAATATCCTCATCATATTCAATACAGTAAAGCCCATTATCCGTAGCATCTAAATATGCAAGGTGTTTATCTATCTTATAATCCATAAACCAGTTTAAATCTCTAGAAAAACCTGGCTCGGTTGGGCGAAACGACCCTCCCCTCCTGTTGCAATTAGCAGTCGCCATAGTTATATGCGTACCCCCCCTCGCATGTTATTGGACAGTCTTGACCCCAGGCTGGCGGCGTAGACATTTCCTCCATTATATATTTTAAAGCCTCATCCTTTTCTTCTTCAGGAGCTATACAAACAACGGCATCGTGTACGGTCAACGCGGGTCTATATCTATGGCTGACAGCGACCATCTGCTCCCCGATTACTATACGAGCCAAAGCCTGTACCACATTCTCAACTACTGAGCCTCCCCAAATACTTACGTTCCCAAATCTATTTTTGTATACAAATTTTCCTTTTAGTCCCGAAGTATCCCACTCCAACTCAGGGTAGTAAATGTATAATCCATTAGGGAGCCTCAACCCTTTAGGGCTCACTATCACACACTTTTGCGCCCCCAAGTAATAAGGTTCTTTTCCTGGAGGCCACGACGCAATGTCGTTTAGTGCGTCATCACACTCTCTCCACAACTGGATCACCTTATCGTTTACCTCTCGGTATATTCTAACTAGTCGCTGGCACTCTTGTTCACTAAACTCAACTCTTGCACCTAGCTTTAATACATTCTGCAGCTTAGTCGGGCCCGTCCCGTATCCTAATCCGAGGATACATGTCTTCCCTACAGCTCGTTCTGTCCTATTTCTTTTGTCTATCTTCTTGCCATATACTTTAGAAGCAAAGTCACAGTACACATCCTTACCTTGGCGATAGAGTTCTACTTGGTCTTCTTGCCCGGCAAGCCATACTAAGAGGCGCGCCTCTATCTGTGAAGAATCTACATTTATAATGACATAACCTTCAGGGGGAAGAATAGCATGCTTAAGTGCTTTCTTTTTAGCGTCTCTTGACGGCAAGTTCTGAAAGTTTACTTTATCCGACCCACTCCATCTGCCTGTGTGTGCCCCGTAATACTTAAGGGGGATAGGGAGTTTACCCTTGTTCCTAGCACCAATGCCAATGAATCGTTCTATCCTTGATTCTTCTATAGTAGATTTTGTACCAAGGCGTACAGCGCAAAGCTCTTGAATAAATGAGTCTTCATGTTCTTTTAAGTCAATAAACCCTTGGTCAGTCTTAGCTAGAGCATAGGTTTGTTTGCCTGTAGTAGGGCTTTCTTTCATCGGGCACGGCACACCTATTTCCTCTAGTAGCTCGGCAAATTGTTTATTACTAGCTAACTTCTTACGTACACATTCCTCATCCTCACATTCTAGCCTAGCTTTAAGTCCTGATAGTAGCCCTTGTTTTTCTTCTTTAACTACCTCTAATCGTTCTATTAATAATGCGTCGTCAACTTCAAGGAGAGGTTGTGTAAACATTCTAATGGTCAAATCAATAAGTTTTAATTCGCTGAGAGGAAAGTCTTGAATGAGAATATTAAATAATTTATAAGTCAACTCCACATCATTCTTACAGTATTCACCGTACCGATGTAACTCATAAGGCTGAAAGTCTTCTATACGTTTACCCTTAGCGTCTAGTACCTCAGTGCCTTTTTCACCAAGGTGATACTTCTCTGCTAAGAATTTTAATGAGCCCCCTACATTGATTCCATGTAAAGCTCTCGCTATGGGGAGGGTATCGAAATATACTTTAGGGACAACATTAAATATCCAAGATAGGATTGCCCCATCAAACATCATGTTGTGACACACAAGTCCTGTGTTCTCCCAATCAATAGTATCTAACACATCTTTAATTTCTTCGTGTGTTCCTGAGTACCATTTAGTTGAACCTTGGTCAATCTTTATAGCTACTCCAATGACTTGAAAGAGGGGAGATTTTATATACTCCTCCGTAGTTAACTTCTTTAGCCCGTAGCTCGTGTCATAAAAAGTCTCAAAGTCAATCGTGATTATGTGTTTCACTCTGCTAGTGCTTTATCTATTAATTTTTTACCCAATGGGTCACGTATGTCTACTAAAGTAACCATAATATGGTATACACATGCCAACTGTTCACAGGTCAAGTTACCCGATTCATCTTGAACCTCCATAATACGATTAAGATGTTGGTGTATATAATCGTATTGCTTTTTAGTTATTTGCACTTTTATCCTTTGTATTTTTACAATAGCCTTTTATATTATAGGTTCCCATATCAGATTGCAAGCTACACCACCATTTCTTTTTGTAATAAAGTTTAGCGGGTTGATTACACTTGTGGCACAAGGCTTTACCTACTTTGATTGTCATATCTTATTCGCATATAATTGATGTTCATCACGGCATACAGCCGAGCACCACCTTCTTCCGTCATCTTTTACTAGTCCATCACACCAAATGCATACCCCTGTATCGTTCTCAGGCACCTCAGTATTTACGCTCTTCATTGTTAGATCAAGAGTTTTTTGTATATGGTCGTTAGCTACGTCAGCTTCATCTGCCATTTACATTTTTCCTAGCTCATCCATCCAACTATGTTTACCACGTATTTGCTTTTTCGTTATAGCTTTAGGCAGTGTCATCTTGCCCTCACTTTCAAATCGTTGTAAGACACTAAGGCCTACGCCCGCATACTTAGCTACCCTAGCTCTACATGCATCAGGTTTTTTCTCCATGAACTCAATGGCTCTCGTTAAGAATTCGTCTTGCTCTTCTTGTGAATAGTGGCTTGCTGTACTCATAATATCTTTTCCTTTAGTTATAGCTACTTACTGCGTAAGAAACTGGTGATGGTGCGTAAGACTAATCTTCGCACGAACCGCCGACGCAGTACCTAGCGTTTAATATCTCTTCTGCTAGGTCGTCACTAACTGTCTTACGTTCTGCGTCAGCTATCGTTTGCTCAATCTGTTGTACTTCATCACTCTTGAGTAAAAGACTAAGCTCATCTACCATTACCTGTATTTCCTCAACACGCTTATCACCTATAGAATGTTTGTTTATCTCCTCCGCATAAGCTACAAGATAATGTTTTAGTCTACTAAATAATTGTGCGCTCATATTATTTCTCCTGTTGCATCTTCCGCTTGGCATACCATATCATTTTACTCAGGTCTTGCTCTAGGTTTCCCTTTTCTTTACACCGTAAAAGATATTTACCACACTGCCATAGTAGCGGGTCGTCTTTAAAATATGCTTCTAATACATCTATCACCTCATACTTGGTACTCGTATAGTGAGGCGGGTGGTTTACCATGTCTACATCTTCTGCGTTCATTCTTTATCCTTTATTTTTAGTTACCATATACCCATCTGCCTCTAACATAGATATTATGTTTTCTTTAGTTTGCATGCGTATTTTTTTACCATTAGTTTCCCTTTGTATTTTATGCCCACTCTTCTCTAACATAGATATCATGTTTTCTTTAGTTTGCATGCGCATAAGTTCTTTCTTTGCTTTATTATTTTCTGTACTCATGTTTTATCTCCCATATTAAATGTTTGTTTGCCAGTAACGTAATACTCTAGCATGTCTATATTCGTTTCGTCAATAACTAAAGGCAATCCTTTTGCATGATGAATGTCAACTAAATTTTTTTGTTGGAGGGCGGTGGGTTTGTTTCCGTTGGCTTTGCACTCAATACCAATAAACCTACCTTGGTAGCATGCAATAATATCGGGGACACCACTAGCACCATATCCGCCCGTTGCGGGCATACAGTAGTAGCAGTTTAATTGTTTTAATACTTTCTTAACTTTCTCTTTTACTTTCTTCTCGGGAGTCATTGATACCTCGGATAGATGTTAGTTGGTCATGAGTTAATATTATTATATACATGGTCTCTGATACTCGCCACCCTATCTTCTTAAACTCAGGCTCGATAACATACGAATCCGCATGATACAAGTCGATCTCGTGTAGCTCGTGGTCGAGTTTAAGTGGGCGTTCAGGTAAAGAGTTTATCATAGTTAGTCGGAGCCTAACTATAGGTGGGAGAGTTACCCCTGTGAAAAAACGTGTGGTATAAGGCTGTACATAGATTTCATATGAAACCTGTCGTGGCGTTACGACACCCTCTGCCCGCTTTAAGACTACTGCAAAAGTAGAGTCAAGTGGTACGGGCATAGGTGACATAGTTATTGGTTGATTACTATACAAGGTTATCCTTTAAGTTAGGTAATAAAGTCCATTGCGTATCAAAGGGATTATCATCGCTAGTATCTCTCAGTCCCTGTGTAAAATAAATGCCGAGCGACTCGTCCCATCGGTCAGTGCCTCGAAGGAAATAGTCTCTATCTACATCAAAACCTTCGTCCTCTAGTCGTAGCTTAAGCATTGTTAACATAGGTTTTAAACTATCATAATAACTTAGTTGGTCTAGGCTGCGTAAGCATTGAGTGTCAGTCAATTCAAATTCTAATGAGTCATTGTGACTAACCTTCCCTACTATATACCCGCCAGATGTAGTTACTCCAATGGCAGTGAATCCATTTACAATCTCACTATGCGCTATACTCGAATGTGATTCTATATCTTGGTTCATTTTGTTAGCGGTGTCAATATATTCCTTAAAGAAATTATCAGCGTCATGAGAGATACCCCCCGCCCCATTGTATACTTTTCCTACTAAGGCATGTATGTACTCCTTTTTACTAGAACCATAATGCAAAATATTTTGGTGGTCTATTAGATCTCTTCTTTTGTTACCTAATAACTTCCCGTCTTGCCTGTGGGCATATGCCATGTCCGTGTATTTTAACTGCATGGGCGGAAGAGCGTTTCGGATAGCAAACTTCTTCTTAGTTAGTGTCTTAATAATCTGGGAAATTTTACCCGAGCTTATGGTTTTTCTATCCCATGTATCTTTGCCTCGTTCCTTTATAATGTAAGGAACGTACATATGATAAACATTATTATCATAGTATACAACACACGAGGGTATTCCGTCATGAGATAGTACAAAACCATCTGCAATAATTTTAGATGGATCAATAATTTTAGATATAGTATTAATCGACGCTAGTGATTTGTCTATACCACAAAAACGATATTGTATCCCCTCTCCGTACGTATCTTTTCTTATAGCTACTTGGCTAGTCACTTTCATCCCATACAAATGATTTAGTTCTTGAGCTAGGGGATAAACTTTACTATCACCTAAACTTTCTTCCAATGCGGCGGACAAAATACTGTCCTCAATATAACTTTTACTCATCATTACTCTCCCTGTCATCAAAGTTTGGTTCATGTCGTGGGTCATTCTCTTCCTTCTGTTCGCGTTCATAAGCAATTGCATCTTCGTCGCCATGATACTCATTAGTTCCTTTAGGCATTATATCCCTCCTCTACTTCATATACACTTCCATTGATACCATTATCACTTAAGGCTTCTACTACTTGGTTAAAGCATTCCGTCTGAGTATCGTCACATGATTCTACAATCAATAAGAATTTTTTATCCATTATTTTATCTCCGTTATACTCGATTTAAACGCGCCACTTCGAGTGTCAATGCACTCTTGCTTTGTCTTAAGATAAATGTTCGATCCATACTCTACTGCCTCAAATGCCTTACCCTTCTGACAGATAAACTCTTTCGGTGGGGGGTCAATGTATGGTTCAATCGCGTAATAACTCCATACACATATCGCACCGATAAGTATTCCTAGGAATACGTCTATCTTGTTTACTTGTCCTACTTCACGTATCTCTACGCGTTGATTAACTTTTCTCATGATATATCCTCCACATCTATATCAACACTCACAGGTTCCCATGTCATATCCTCGCTCGCAATGCGTTTAGCTTCCTCAGCGTCAGGTGCTACCACATCAAAAGGTTGACAGTATTGTGTTACCCTTACTTTATATACGTTCATAGTTTTCTCCATAGTTTAAATTAATCACTTACATTAACCACAACGTGTCCCGCGACCCCGTTAAAGTTTTTGTTTTCTGTCACAAGCCATAGCGTCGGTGTAGAGATATTCCACTCTATATCACCCTCGACATAGCCGTCCGTAAATACCACGATAGCTTCAGCGTTGATTTGTTTCTCAGTAATATATCTACTGACACTCGAAACTCTAGTGCCGCCACCACCCAGGGGCTTAAGTAAACTTCTTATCGAGCCATAGTCTTGGGGAGTAAACATCTGTTCCCCATGCACATCATAATCCCACCATATCACTCGCACACTTTCAGGCGTTACTGTCTCGCAGATAGCAGACAACTCACTCGCAAACTCCGACAGTTCTTTATCTCCTATCGAGCCCGACGTATCAATGGCAACGACTAACTCACCAACTGATTCATTCTCCATGCTTGGTAGGTACATATCGTTTGCCACCATGCGTTTGTTAAATTTGCGCCACGAATACTCGTCACTACCTCTTACTGATGAGGATACAAAATCTCTC